TTCCATTTCAACTTGCTCTAGTGCCATTAGAGAAATACGTTCTAAAATATTTTTTTGTAAAGAAGCCATGACGATAGGTGCATTTCTTACCATGTTAGTTGCCATAAAATTTAAATGTGAAGTAATGTGAGCTCTGTGATCTTGTCCTGGAAACGCTTGAAAAGCTTTTCCTGCCATTGCATCGATTTGTTCTAACGCTGGATCTTTTGGTGCAGGTGGTGCCTCTCTTTTTAAAATTAAGTCCACATTTTTTACACCAAGCGCTTCATACATGTTTCTGTAAACTTCATATAAATTATGAATGTTAGGATTAGAAGTTGCAAGTTGCAGCTCCGACTGAGCAAGGGAGATACGCTGAGTCTGTGAAAAAATATTTGGATCTGCAACTGGCAAAACATCAACTCTGTCATCAAAGTCAGCTTGTTTGATGAAGCGTTGTCCACCTACCACGTCGTAGGGGTATTCGGGTGGTAGGTAAAGTTTGAAAACTCTAGATAATAAATTAAATTCTACTTTGAGAGATGCATACAATCTTTTATGTATAGCCGACATCACACGACTACCTCTCTCTAGAAGCGCAACGGTCGTACCCACAGCTGCTCCTTGATTCCCTTCGCCCACTTGCAAGTCCGCTATAGAAGCAAAGCGTTGACCTGCCTGAACTACGACCCCCATTAACTGTAATAAAGTTGCAGATGGTTCTTTGTAAGGCAGCATCATAAACGCATCTCTAATGTTACCACCTGGTGCATCTACATCTCTAAATTCTCCTGGTTGTATCGCTTGTGCATCATCTCTAATTCTGATGCCTCGTTGTTTAAAACCTGCAGGTAAATTAGATAATGTTCCTGCATCTAATAGTTGTCGTAAAGCAGCGGTCGCTGTTCTTGATAGACCACCGATCATGTGTATCAAACCAAAACCATAAAAACCAAGTCCTGGTAAAAATTTAAAATGCACAAAATATTGTATAGGTTTTCTAAGTTTGTCACCTATTTCATAATTTCTTCTAATAGATAATATTTGTCCTGACGCTTCTTCAATAGTCACTATGTATGGAAGTTTGATTCCTGTAGGTGTATTGTCTACGTCTACATCTTCAAAACCATCAAGATCTATTTCTGTATGAAACTCTAATAAAGTAAATACATTACCCTCTTTTGTTTTTCTTTCACCAGCAAGTTCTCTTTCTTTTTTCTCTGCCTCTGTTTCATTAACAGGTCCTGGAGTTAAATCCATGTCTCTGTAAAAACCACTCACTTGTTGTTTTCGTAAATCATTTTCCGACATACGAACAACATGGACAATGGACTCTGCATCAGTCAGAGAGGTTGCAGTGTAAGGCACAACTAAATCATCTGCAGGCACAAATTTAGAAACAGCTTTACCTTCTACTTCATCGTAATAAATTTTTTTAAATGCAGATCCTGCAAGAGGTAAATAAAATAATAGTTGATCAAAGTCTGGCTCGTAGTCTGTCATGTTATTCATGATTTCATAATTCATGTAATCTTTAACACGTTGAGCTTGTTGTTGTTTTTGTGGTGTGCTGATCCCTAAGACTTGTGTTCTAACGGGACCTTCAGCTGGTAATAATTCCTTGTACGCCAAAGCCTGAAACTGGGTCACGGCTTCTGCTAACACAGGGTGGGTTGCACCTGACGCACCTCTGAAAGGTTCTGTACGATTATCATATTTAAATCCTAGTAAGTCTAAACCATCTGTGTAAGACTTCTCCCATTCTTTTCTGGACATTTTATAATCACGATAACTGCCCATTAGATAGGATGACAAACCTCCCAACACATTATCAGGTAACAACTCTGCTAAATTTGCAAAGTGTTCATCTGACTGTGGTTGAGATGCAACACCAGGATCAAAGTTTATATCAACACTGCCATCTTCATTTTCTTGAACATCAACAGGTGGACCTTGTTGTTCTACTGCCTGTTGTTCAGCTTCAATCGCTTGTTCTATTTCTTGTGGCTCGATGCTAACTTCTTGCTTTGTGGTTGACAAACTTTTGTCTATTTCTCCCATGTAATTTCTCCAATCGTTCGGTTGTATATGGTTTTTTAGTAAACTTCAACCCTTGTGAAGCTGGGCCTTTTTCTGGTGGTGGACCTGATTTTTTACCTTTAGAGTACATCAAAGTCCTCATCAACTTCTATTGTCTGAGCTTCTTTTCTTAGCTGTTCTAATTTTTCTGCTTGTATGTCTCGCTCTGCGTTTATAGCATCGAAAGCTACTTTTTGATATTGAGCTATTTTATCAGGGTCTTTAATTCCACCAATAATATCGCTTTCCGTGCCCATGGTGTCCACTAAAATTTCTTCACCTACACCTACGTCAAGTCCTAGTTCAGCTCTTCTAAATTTATTTTTAAGATCATTTTTTTTATTTTCAGAAAGATTAGTTCGGTCTAAAGCTTTTGCAAAGTCTAATTGATTTTGATAGTTGGCGTATAATCCTCCAGCTGCTATAGTTAGAGGAAGCTCAACAGGACCCACTAACATGCGAGCACCTTTACCTGCAAGTTTTAGTGTTCCTTTTGCTCCTCTTGCAACTTGTCCTGCAAACCTTCCAAACTTAGGAACGTCTTGAGTAATCATCTCTTTACCGATTCTTCCCATCTCTGGTAAAGCTGCAAGACCTGAAAATAATCTTGGAGCTTGAGTTTGAATACCTCGTAAAACTTGTTTTTGTCCTCGACCTCCTTTAAGAAAAGGTAAAATCTCATCTACTGTTTTTATATCTGATGGAACTTTAAAAGAGTAACCATGTTTTTTATAAATATCATCAAACATATCTCCGTAGTTAGCTAATGCTGATTTATTTTTTATAACTTCATTTGGTTTTTTAAAACTTATTTCTAAAGCTCTTACTGGTAACTGACCAGGTTTTAAATTTTTATTATATTTTGATACAAAAGCTCTTGCTTCTTCATTAAACTTACTTGCAATTTTTTGCTTTTCTGTAATTGTTTCTGCGTTTTGCAATCTTTTTTCATACGTGCTTATTTTTTTATCTATAGCACTTACTTTATCTTGATTAATATCTGATCGGATTCCTTGAATAAATATACTATATGGACTTGTCCCAAATTTAACTGATGATCGCACGTTTTTAATTTCATCTGTTTGATAACCTGAACCTGGTATGAGTTCTTGAATTCTTTTTCTTAAACTAGAAAGAAAAGCATCTTGTTTGCCTATATTTTTTGCAAACTGTCTTTCGGCTCTCACTCTTTGTAGTCCACCAGGTATACCACCAAATAATTTTGTCTCCTCAATATTCCCTAATGCTTTTAATATTGGTTTCGCTCTTCTTAAAAGTAAATCATCTTTAACTTGTAAATAAAGATCATCACCTGCATAAGCTTGAATTAATTGACCAATTCTTCTAGTAGCTAAATCTTTATCTATGTTTAAAAGTTTAGAAGTTTTATTAACTAATTTTTCTAAGTTAGTATCACCAGTTTTTAATAATTTTTTTACCTCTGATTTATTTAATTTATTTAAATCGTCTTTTACTCTTTTAACTATGGTTGCTGTTTCTCCTTCTCTGCCACTTGGAATGCCTTTAATATTTTTAGCTAATTTAGTTAAGGTGCTTTTCATTCCTGAAGTTCTAACCTCTGGAAATTCTGATTTTAAAATTTCGTTAACTTGATTTATTGTATATTTTTTACTTTTTAAAAGTTGATTTGCTCTTTTAACTCTTTTATCAAACGCAACTTTACCTGGACCCGTGCTTGTTTTTTTTAAAATATTTACATCATATTGTTTTTTTATTTGCTTTAATTCAGATGCTGTAGGTTTAATATAAAAAGCTTTTGGGTTTTTTATATCAACTATTCTTGTTGACTCTCTATCTTTATACGCAACTTGAACTTTATTAGGTCTTTTAAGACCATAAGTCTTAGCTTTTGATGCAATATTTCGAGCGTTAAGATTAATACCATATTCTTCAAACAACTTTGCTAAGTCTCTTAGCTTAATCACACCCTTAGTTTTTATTTCTGCAAAACCCTCTCTTGTTCCAAGATCTGTGCCTTCAAATATTCCGTCTTCACCAATCACACCACCTTCATCAAACTGTTTTCTAAATCCTATGAAACCCTCATCTTCTTTAACACCAAACTCTAATTCTCCACCACCAACACCAAATCTTCCTGTAAGTGATGGGTCTTGATCTTCAGCAGTTCCAAGTGGATTAAAACTAACACCAGGTGATACTCTAATGCCAGGTACCTGACCTTGTGTTCTTCTAATAACTTCTTTAACAGCCTCTTGAGGATCACCAGTTTGAAAAACAGGCGGTGTTTCAAGTGGATCATCTGACAATGTTTTAGCTGGACCCTCTGCAGGTCGCGTCAGATATTTCATTGTTTGATTAAATTTGTTTAGTTCCATGGGCTACACTCCCATCATGTAGGCAAGTCCACCTTTTGCAAACAACTCTGGATCAGGATCTGGATCAGAATCTTTTAAAATTTTTTCCATCTCCTCTGTTGTAAAAGATTCTTTTGGTCTTCCTGCTTTAGGTGTAAATGTAAATTTTTTAGATGCAGCATCTGCAGCTTCTGATGAACTTCTCATTGTATTAAAATCAGGAATCATTGAATCCAGTTGTTCTAATGCACCTTCTCCATAATATTTTCTCCAAACATCTAATGGATCGTTGACCGGTGAATACTCAAGTACAACATCCATTTCTTCTTTTGGTATTTTAAGTTTTCCAGATTTAATATCTCTATCCATAATTTCTCTGGCTGTTGCTCTGACTAACCCTTCGTCTCGCATTCTAGCAAATGAAGCTTGTGATTTAGCCACATCTTCTAGGATATCTGAAATTTTTGGTGTTTCTGT